TGACAATATGTCGTCCTGTATAATTCGCCAATGCTTTAAAAAAAGATGTTTTTCCAGTTCCTGGCGGTCCATGAATACCAACACCTAACGTATATGGAATACCCATTTTTTCATACCATTCTCGATTATTTAAAAAAAAATCGATTTTATCCATTATTTCTCTCTTTTCTGGAAAAAATAAATTGTCAAACGTTCGAGAACTTTCAAAACGAATTTCTTTAAAACAATTATATACTGATTTATCTTCTACCGTAATATCGTTTTGAATATAATAAAATAATTGGTTTTTACGTAGATCTTTAATGGATTCTAAATATGTATTTGTTATATTATCAATAAACATTTCAATCTTATTCAAAGAAGAAATATAAGAATATAAGGTGATTTCTATTTTTTCACTTTTCACACGAATATTACTTGTTGACTTTTCATCTTTACTAGTTTCGGAATCAATTGTATTATATCCATATATTTGCAAAGATTCATCAATAATAAATCTATCGGTTTGAGAGACAATAAAAATATCCGTTTTTTTTCCATTGGGTTGTTTAACATTTGTCATTTCTCTCATTTGATGAATCGAATTATTATCTTTAATATTTTCAATAATATAAAACCAAATAGCATTGAATCGATTCGAATAAGATTCTACCATATAATCGTTGAAATTACCCATTACTTGAGTTCGACTTCCTTCAATGATTACTTTATTTTTTCGGATAAAATAATCTATGAAGGATAATATCGATTTTTTCATTATTTCTGGAGAGAAATTACTATAATTATATATATAACTGAAACTACAGACTATTATAGTAGATATCCATGGATTGGTAAAGAAGGAATTTATTTTATTTATTATAAGAATATCGAATAACTGTCGCATACTTTTACTGTCTTACTCTTATTCTCTCGCAATATTTATTTTGTTTTTATTTTACATTTATGAAAAAGGAAAAGAACATAAATATTTTTTTCGAAAAAAAGAAAGAAATGTTTAATCATGAAAACCGAATACCGCCACCTATTTCTAAAATTGCCTTTTTTTCTATTCCCTTTTTTGCAATGGATTCTCTCGTTTGTTACATGTATGAACATTATCGTCTAAGTGTCTTATTAGCCTTATTAACCGTGACATCGGTAGCATATTGGAAATCTCCCAAAAAAATGGATCTCATAAAAATCGCAGATATGTCCGTTGCCACTTTAACTATTTACAACGCTACTTTTGTGGATGCTTATAAATATACAGATACTTATCGACATATCTATTGGATTTCGAGCACGGTTAGTATCGCCTCTTTTTTTATGAATGAAAGTTGGTTTCTTTTTTCCATGCTTCTTCTGGAAGATCAAATGAGATTATGGGATTTAGATGATAGTGATAAACAAACATTTTTAGTATGGAAAGCACGCGCACAAAAGATGAGTGTGTATATTCATCTGTTTTTTTTACATATTCTCCCGAATGTGACGTGTATGTATTGTATTATTAAATCGAAAAATATATAAATAATTAAACACTATAATAGTAATACAAATGGAAGAGAAACCAGATAATATATGTTTACAATTTATGGAAAGTATTGAAAACAAAATAAGTAAGGCGGATGATGCCTTTTTTTGTATAACAGATAATACATTCGTTATCATTGATGGAATATATGTAAGAATTTTTATTAGAAAAGAACAGAATAAATCGTATGACTATTTCATAGAATCGAAATGGATTACACGTAGTAAAAGTAAAAATGAAGATGATGATGATGATGATGATCTACGATTTTTAGAAAAAGATGATTTTAAAACACTCTTAGATGTATTAGTCGATATTAAAATAGTAATCAGCAGTTATCGTTTTTTGGATCACCGGTTATTGAGTCCAGATGATTTGATTTATGGGAAATTACAACGTTCTTTTTTCCCTTTATCAAAGGAAAATGATTGTTCCGTATGTTATCAACATACCAATGGGTATACTATGTGTGCTCATCCTATTTGTTTTCAATGTAGACATAAATGTATAATAAAAAGAAATACACTGTGTCCCATTTGTAGAGAAGATAATTTAAATATATTTCCAAGAGAATTAACCTATAGATACATTGTTTAAAAATAATATAAATATTTATTAATACACTATAATAGTAATAAAAATGCCACCGAAAAAACGTAAAACGAAACAAGAAGAAAAAAAAGAAGATCTCCTTTTTTCACAGTTTATCGATTGTATTGAAAAACAATGTAACGTTCTGAATGGTGAATATGGTAGTATATCTCATTATACCTCTATTAATATAGATGGAATAAATCTAAACATTTTTATTAGAAAAAAAAATAATAATTATAATTATATGATGGAATCTATTCTTGTTTCTTATGAAGATGAATTTGGTGATGATGAATATATCATTTTTTTAAAAAAAGAAAAATTTAAAACACTTGCGGATTTATTAAATGATATTAAAGAAGTAATAAACACGTATCATTTTGTAGATCATAAGTTATTAAGTCCAGAACAATTTTTATTTGCAAATATGCAACGTTCTTTTTTTCCTTTATCTAAGGATAAAGAATGTTCTATTTGTTATGAATCTACCAAGGAGTATACGAAATGTAAACATCCGATATGTTATAAATGTAGAGAGAGTAGTATAAGTAATAATAATTCACGGTGTCCTATTTGTAGAAATGATAATTTAAAAGAATTTCCAGAAGAATTAATATTCACACAATGTAATTAATTATGTCACTCAAAAAAGTTCTCTGCTAAAAAATTGACATTTTTTTAAAGAAGGCATATTAATAATAACTTCAACTTGTAACTTCAACTTCAATCATGTCTTCTATATTTAATAAGCTACCGGATGTTATCCAATCTGAGATTTATGAGTTTATGTATGATCGTCCGTTAAAGAACCGGGTGATGAAACAATTATTACGTTGCACCAAGTGTATTGCGTGTGCTAACTACTTGACACCAAATTTTTGCAAGAACGGGGCAAATTTTTGTAGTCTCTCTTGTTATAACGATCAATCCGACGACGAATTTATGATTGACGAGTATATGGAAGAACTAGAGAACGGCGGTAGTGATCGTTACGGTCCTTAAATAAAACATCAAAAAATATAATATATAAAAACACATAAAAAATACCCCTCGTGGGTATTTTTTATTGGGAACTGCCACTGCCACTTGTCAACTTCAACTTCAACTTCAACTTGTCAACTGCCACTTCAACTTCAACTTGTCAACTGCCACTTCAACTTGTCAACTGCCACTGCCACTTGCCACTCAAAAAAGTTCTCTGCTAAAAAATTGACATTTTTAAAAAATAAAAATCAATCAGCATCTTTATAACTGACACATTAGTAACTTAAAACTTGCCTGCTAAAAAATTGACATTCTTTGAAAAATAAATTAATTAGCATATTTATAATATATAACTGATATCTTAACTTTAAAATGACATCTAACTGCCTTATCTGTGACGAAACGCTGAACTTGAAGAACCATAAGCTGGTTTCTTGTGAATATTGCGATTTCGGCGCCTGTAAAACGTGCTATCAAACGTTTTTACCAGAACAAAACGCACCAAAATGTATGAACCGTGAGTGTGGGAGACCATGGACCCGCCGTTTCCTAAATGCAACGTTTTCCCAGTCCTTTTTAAATAAAGACTGGCTAAAAAGTAGAGAGAAACTGGCGTTTGACCGTGAAACTGCCCAACTTCCAGCGAGTCAGGAAATTTTGGAACGCCGTTTGATTATGGAAAACACACAAAGAGAGATTGCCTTAACTCGCATCTTGATTAAAAATGCGCAAAAATTTTATCATGCTGAATACAAAAAAAAGAAAATACCTTATCCTATTATGAATGAACCGGAGGAATTGCGCAATTTGCGTCGCAGATTGGAACAACTTCAACAATCTTTATACGCCAGACCGGGGGGAGTATGGGCCGCCAGACCTCCCCCTGGAGCTGCTGCACCCACTGTCGCTCGTTTCGTGCGGGCGTGTCCTTCGGAGGATTGCAGGGGGTTCCTATCTCGTGACTGGAAATGCGGTCTCTGTAAGGTGGAATCCTGTTCGAAATGCCACGTCATCAAGACCGTAGGCGAAGAACACACCTGTAATCCGGATGACGTGGCAACTGCAACTCTCTTAAACAAAGATACCAAACCATGCCCAAAATGCCACACCGGTATCTTCAAGATTGACGGGTGTGATCAGATGTGGTGCACCCAGTGTCATACCGCCTTTTCTTGGAGAACCGGGGATATCGAAACCCGCGTGCATAACCCCCACTTCTATGAATGGCAACGCCGAACCAACGGGGGGGTAGCACCTAGAGTTCCAGGAGATGTCCCCCACCAATGCGGCCAAGAAGCCCTGTTGACACATTACGATTTCCGTCACGTCACTGGACTTCAACTTCGCGGAGATATCACTACACTCTCCGGTAATATTATTCGTGACGTCATCCATTTGAGAGAAACGGAAATGACCGTATTTCTTCCGCCAAGAAACGAAAACGTTTTCCTGGAAAACCGCATTCTGTTCCTAAGAAAAGTAATTACGAAGGAAACGTTTGTAAGCAGAGTCTTGAAGGAAAGCAAAAAACGCGAGATTCACGGCGAAATTCACCAAGTGTTGACGATGTTTGTGCAAACGTCCACGGATATCATTCGCCAGTTTATGACGTTAGCGGCAACGATGCGGGACGAATATGACCGTTTGAAATTAAAACTCGACGAGATCGAAACTTTACGACAATTCACTAACGAGGCGTTGAAAGAGATTTATACCACCTTTAAATATACAATCCGCCAGATTGCATTTATGAATGAAGTGCAAGACCGTAGTGCGTTCGTTTACCGCGATGTATTGCAAACCGTAGACAATAAAAAAAGTAGTGTTTTAGAATAGAAATAGGTAGTTTTTGTAATTTAATTTAATGAAAATTAAAAAGGGGTGTTTTTGCACTTCCTTTTTTTATGCAATAATCGTATCATAGCCGTAATTTTGTTTTTCAAAGCCCTTATATAAATAAAAATGTCGAACGGTGGTAGGATATAATTTCTTGTGCATATTTACATATTCTCTCGTTAAAGAATGATAATAATATGGAA